GTTAGGATATTTAAATAATTTACTTTTTACTTACAATGCCAGCTAATGCTCTATCCAGTGCCTTTTGTGCTTTCTCAGGAGTACTAAGCATAGCTTCAAGTAGCATATAGTTTTTAAGTCTAGCTTTAAGGTAGAGATCTCGCTTAGAGTTGTGTTTAGTATCTCCAAGTTCCATCTCCACGCTATACTTCATGGACTCAATGTGATCTTTAACTTTAGTCACACTGACTCCTGTCTCCCTCATGGCATCTACCCATGAGTGAAAAGTTTCCTTTTCCTGTGATGTTAGGTCTTCATATTTAAGTCCTGTTTTTTGCAAGATCTCATCAAACATAGCTTGTTTCCTTTTCTTTTATAATGCCTGTCTTTGTTGTGGGTTTTGTTGTTGTACTGGTTGTTGCTGTTGTTGGACTGGTGCTTGTCCCTGCTCTGGAGCTTGCATCCCCTGTTCCATCATCGCTTGTTGCTGACTCATCATCATCTCTATTTTTTGCTGTTCCATTTCCATAACTGCATTAATCTCATCTGGACTTAGATCAGCAAACTCAAGTAGTTTTCGCTTATAAATCTCCAGTAGTTTTAGATTATCAGGCATTATTGTAACAGTTGCATTTAACTTTTGAATTGATTCGCTATCTTGTGCATCTTTCTCATCCTGACTCCAAACCTTAGTTCTATATCCAAGTTTAGTCATCCAGTCAGATGGCTTGATTTCTCTCTCAAAGATGTCGGTAGTATTTCTACCCTCTTTGTAGATCTTAATAGCATCTAGCTTATCTGCTCCTGCTTCAATTAGTTTTAAGAAAATCTCACCTCTTCGCTTCCAGGCTGGAGTGTAAAACTTACTCATCCCTTTAATTCTCTCTTTGGCTTCACCAAGAGCTAATTGGACTTCTCCAAGAGTAATCTGTCTTTCAACCTGAGTACCCTGCTGGGTAGCTGTTGCACCTGTCGCCTTTTCAGCCATGTTGATAATAAACTGCATTTCATCTAGCGACTCTGACAGATCTGGTATTTCTACCTTTTGCATAATATCGCTTGGCTTTCCTGGCACTCCATACCATCCCCAGGGAACTGGGTTAAAAGTGTTAGGCATAAAGCCATCACCTGTTGCAGTGGTGTCATAGTAGTGCATCCCAAAGTTACGAAGCGTTCTATTCTCTACTAACTGACTAAACCAAGAGTTTAGCACTTTATTGGGTGTTCTGATAATGTCAGCAATTGAATCTGACCAGAAATCTTGTCTCTCTAAATCATCTCCCCATGACACATAGTTATAATGGTTAGTCCAGTAATCATCTGCTGTTTTACCAATCACTTCATCAAGGGGTTTTTTCATTAAGATCTTCATGCCATCAGCTTCTACATACTGATAGATTTTCTCTTCACTATCTCCCTCTTCTTATCTGTAAACAAAGTGCATGGTTAGCTCAACAATAGTTTCGCCAAGTATCGGAGACTCAACATCTTCCAGTCCCATCGCACCCATTTTTTCATTCTTCTCGGTTAGAGCATTTTTATTATCATTGGCTTTAATTAGTCCCATTTCAGTTGAATACCACTCTTTAAGTTTCTTTACTTCCTTTTGGTCATAGTTTTCATTCTTCTCTAACTGGGATAGTGGAACAAAGATGTGTTGGTGAATCAAAAACCTTGAAGTATTAATATCTACTGGATTGCAGTATCTATCCACTAAAATGTCTTGTGGGTCTTGCACTTCCATCACCACTTTACCATCGGCAATCTGCCACTGGTCAAATGATCTACCAAACAAAAACACCTGTCTTTTGTCCATTAAGTCCTGAAGTTCCATACTGTTTTGCTCCACAGTCCACTTCCAGTATTCATTCTGAAAAACTTCGGCTGACTTATCATTGTCTAGGTTCTCAAAGAATAGCACTGGCATATCATCTACATCTTTAAGTAGAGTTCGCACAGTTTGCTTCATGAGAGGGATATTGACTGATTGGCGTTGAGTTAAGCGATTAATAGTGACTTTATCACGATATAGCGTGTAGTTCTCAAGCCAGTCTTGTTGTCTTCGTCTTCTATAATTGTATCCAGACTCCTTGTTATTTAAGAGCATTTGAAGCTCTGGACTAATGGGGGTTATTTCTTGCGTCTTCATATTTTATTATTCTGACAAATAAAACTATTTATACACAACCTTAAGCTGGTATGTTCTCAAAATATTGTTTTACTCCACCAGGATTGTTGGGTTTCCACTCCACCTTTCTACCATTGGCTATTGCATAGCGAATTGCATCCATAGCGTGATTTAATATATCATTTGGTTCATTGATAATCTTGCCATCTCTATCTTCCATCCATAGGTAGTTTCTATACTCTTTAATCAAGTTAAGACTGTTTTTGGTCATACTAATGCGTTGTTGTTGGACATACTGAATCCCATTATTAACACTATCCTTGCCTTTTCTTGAGGGAATCATGGTAATGCCATAAGATTTAATCTCATCAATAGACTTTGGTTCGCTACTATCAGCAATCACTAAAGCCCTTTTATGGTTCTTTAAGAGGTCAGCAATTTCCTTGTTGCTCATTCCTTTTTGATAACAGATCTCATCTAAGATATAGCCACCATCATATTCATAAATGGCTACAATGGCTGTTGGATCATTAGTATAGCCAAAGTCCAGTCCATATCTCCAGAGTCTAGCGTTGTGTGTCACTTCATCAACTATCGCCCAGTCGGTATAGATTCTCCCTTCAACTTCTCCCAGCAGTCCCAGTCCATATACTCTCCACCACTGCTTATTATCTTTTCTAGCTTCAAGAGATTTAACAATGTTTTTATCCAGTGCTTCATTATCCTTATAGGTGAGAGTAATAAAGTCTACATCCATTTTGGGATTATTTAGCACATCAGTATAAAACCAGAACTCACTAACTGGATTCCAGTCCATCCAAATTAGCTTCTTGGTTCTAACTTCCAACTGGTTAAATGATTCAAATGGGATGTTGTTAGCTTCGTTGATAAATAAAATATCACGCCTAGCACCTTTGACTTTATCGCTGTATTCTTTAACTGAGAAAAACTCCAGGATGGTAGATCCAAACTGATAAACAGAGTCGCTTTTATTCCAATCTTTAGATCTGAAATACCCATGAGTCTCCATAATGTTTAGAAAGTCACGCATCGCACCACGCTTTAAGTGAGGGAAAGTCTCAGACACTACACTCACCACTTCGTTGTCGTGAGTTTGGCAATAATCTATCAGCCACAGTAAAATTGAAATTGTCTTGCTGGCACTTGTCCCCCCGGCTACACCCCTGATGCGTTTATCAAGCTTTAGTAGCTTATCGTATGCCTTAGTCTTTTGGAACATCTGCTGTACCACCCATAATTGGTAGCTTCTCGCCACCACTTGTAATGTCTATCTTTTGCACTGAGTCTGCACCAAGCATTTTTAGCTTAGCTTCATACATTCGCCAGTCTTTACTACCAGCCATTTCCATACCCTGCATAGCCCGATCAATACCTTTTTGAATCGCTTCTTTAGCTTTGGGATGTTTCTTCCAGCGAGTGATAGTATCATTAGCCACACCAAGAGCTGAAGCAATATTTACCCAATGCTCAACTGTATCACCCTCAATGGTTTCTATAAACTTTTCAAACTCTACATCTTTGTAGGGTTCTATTTTACTTATTTTGCTTAATTCTTCTGGAGATTCTGACATAGTTTTACCAGTCCTTTCTTTAGGGTTAGGTATTCTCAATATATCAGATAAAACTGTGTTTTGGCAAGTTTTCTGCTTTTCACTAAAAAAATGAGGTTTTTAAAGCACTCAAAATCGGGTTATTATTTCATTTCCGACCTATGTATCATTGAAAATTAAAGCTTACTTACTTTTAGCTTCTTCTTTAATTACTTTAATAGATCCACTTAGGTTCTCAATTGCATCTAAAATGTCTTCTCTCTTACCTTTAAGCATGTCTATTTTATCTTTGTCTTTGCCAGCTTTTTTCATGCGAACCTCAATTGCTCTCAGTTCTAGTTGCATAATCACTAGCTTGATATTCTTCTCTTCAAAGATTTCCTTTAGGGCTTTGTCCCTTATCTCTTTTTGTGTTGGAAGTTTCATATTCCTTTTCTCCTTTTTACTTATTCCTTTGCACTCTTCTAAGATATCACAATAAATATCTTCTTTGTCCAGAAAGTGT